CTAACGAAACTTATAAAGAAAAAATATGGTGATGTTTTACCTGATGAAGAAATACCTAGAGTTTTTGAAAAGACACAAGTATCTAAATTAGGGTACAAAACTAGACCTACTCAAACTAGAGGTAAGCTAGATAGGTTTGGAAAAAAACCACCTTTATTTTCAGGAGATACATATAAAACAACAAGATATAAAGGCACACCCGAAGAAGAATTTGAAATAGCTAAAGAAATAAGAGAAACTACAGACCGTTCAGATGTAAGTAAAAAAATAAATAGATTAGGTTATTCATCCTCTAGAGCTTTAAAAGGACTTAGTAAAAAAGAAATAAAAGAGCAACTAAATAATTTAGATTTAATGGTTGATGCTAGGGGACAAATAGTTTCTAGAGTTAAAACACCATTAAAGGAAAAAGCTTTAAAAAGTGATATAGAATATAGAAAATTTAAATTAAAAAAAGATATAAGAAAAGAAACAGATCTTAAAAAAATAGTAAGGAAAACTCCTGGATATAATAAAATTATAGATAAGCTAATAGTTAGGGGAGAAAAAAATACACCTTATCCTTTTTCAGGAAATACCAATGCTCGTGGAATATTTAAAGATAAACTAGAAGAGGCAGAAAAATATAAAATTCTACAGGGAAAACTTAGATATGTAGATCCTGAAACAGGTTTAGTTGAATACAGATATAATAAAGAATTTATTAGGTTAGAAAAAAGTCTTCAAAATAATGGTTTCTTTTCTAAAGATCATTTAGATTTAGATCATAGTTTACGATTAATCAGAGAAGATAGAAGAGCATATGCTAGTAGAGGTCGTATTACAAAAGAAGAACAAGAATATAGAAGACTTGCAATAGTTCCTAAAGAAAAAGCTAGAGCTAAAAGAAGAGCAATAACTAGTAAAGTAAAAGAACAAGATTTAATGAAAGCACTTCAATCTCCTGAAAGATTTATTAAAGGTAAAGATGCTGAAGCTAAAAGAAGAACACGCATGTTAACATTGATAGAGCAAGGCAAGATAGATCCAACAACAGATCCAATGTTTACAAGAAGAAGAAAAGGGGCAGACTAAAGTGCCAATAATTAACAACAGTGCTAGTAAGTTTGTAACTGAATCGAAAAACATAACAGCTTCATCAGGTGGTGCTAGTGGAGATGTATTGTACACAGTACCTCCAAACCATAGTGCTCTTGTAGATTTTTTATTAATTAGTGCAGGTAATTCTAATAACACACATATTTACATACAGTTTTACCATGATGATGATTCTATATATCACAACATTGTAAATAAACTAGCAATGTCAAATAATACTGTACAACAACTTATGGGTGGTGTTAGATTAAATTTGCATCAAAATGATAAGTTAGTTTGTTATACAGATAGTACAGGTAACTTTGATGTTACTGTATCCGTAGAAGAATTTTTTGACCCTGTGAGGTGATATGCTAGATTTAATTTTATTTTTATTTATTGTAGGTTCTGTAGGACTTATGTACTGGATAATGAGTATGGGAGATGATTAATGCGAAGAAAAACTACTGGCGGTACAATAGGCAGAAAGAAGAGTACTGTAAATGCTGCAGGTAATTACACCAAACCTGCATTACGCAAACGTATCTTCAACCGCATTAAGGCAGGTGGAAAAGGTGGAGCACCTGGACAATGGTCTGCGAGAAAAGCCCAGATGGTTGCAGCAGCTTACAAAAAAGCAGGAGGAGGATACAGAGGTTAATGGCAATAAATAAAAACCCAAGAATAAAAAGAAAAAAAGGACAACCTGCAAAGTCTAAAAAACATTCTGATTTATATACAGATGAAGATCCAAAGGGAACGATACAGGGACTAAAATTTGCTACACAAGCAGATGCAAAGAGAAGTGTGCTAATAATTAAGAAAAGTGGCAGATCACATGCACATAAAATACAGGCAGCAATAGCTATGGAACAACGAGCTAAAGCTGCAGGTAAAAACAGTTCTGCTATAGAGTATAGAAAGTATATTAATTCTATGAAAAAAATAACTCAACAAAGAAAGAGAGCTTAATTATGGCACTTAAACCATCACAACGAAGTCTAAGAGCATGGACTAAACAAAAATGGAGGACAAAAAGTGGAAAACATAGTACACAAGGCCCAAGAGCTACAGGAGAAAGGTATCTCCCAAGCAAAGCAATTTCTGCACTTTCAGATGCAGAGTATCGAGCAACTTCTAGAGCTAAACGGCAAGGCAGGAAAATGGGTAAGCAATTTGTGGCTCAACCCAAACTCATCGCCAAAAAAGTAAGAAGTTATAGAAAGGTAACATGATGGCTAGACAACTAACAGAAAAACAACAAAAGTTTCTTGATGTTCTATTTGATCAGGCAGGAGGTAATGTTGTTGAAGCTAAGAAGTTAGCAGGTTATTCAGAAAACAATTCTACTACAGAGATTGTAAAATCTTTGAAAGAAGAGATTGTAGAGATAACTCAGTTGTATATGGCTAGAAATGCACCAGTGGCTGCCATGTCGTTAGTAGACGGCATGGTAGATCCTACTCAGTTAGGATTAAGAGATAAATTGGTGGCAGCAAAAGATTTGTTAGATAGAGTAGGATTAGCTAAAACTGAAAAGTTGCAAGTAGAAGCTTCAAATGGTTTAATGATACTCCCCCCTAAAGATCGAGATGATAATGAGGAGAGTTGATAATGCGAGACAAACTACCGCAGATTGGTTTATGGATATTACCACAACCAAAAGAAGCTTACGATACACAAGAGTTTTTGCCTATTCCTAACCTTAAGAACTCTAAAGTTGCCCCTTTTGGGTATAAAATAAATGACGAAGATAGATCTGTCTTTGATCCTATTCCAGAAGAGCTACAAGCTTTGGAAAAGGCAAAACAATATCTTAAGCAGTATTCCTCTAGGAAGGTAGCTGCTTGGCTAACTAATGTTACAGGGAGGTCTATTACGCATATGGGACTATTGAAACGAGTAAAAGATGAAGGACGAAACAACCGCAAAGCTCAAATATTTAGGCAGTGGGCCAGAAGGCTCGAAAAAGCCCTTAAACTTGCGGAAAAGTACGAGAAAACCAAAGGCTACAGGCAAGAAAAGAATCTCGAAGCCCAAGCCGAAGGTGCTAGAAAAGTCTGTTAAAGAAGAAATAGACTTAAGTGAACAGAATGTAATCTTTAAACCTAATGCAGGGCCTCAAACTAAGTTCCTTGCAGCAGGTGAAAGAGAAGTTTTATACGGTGGTGCAGCAGGTGGTGGTAAATCGTATGCTATGTTAGCAGATCCACTACGATATATGGGGCATCCACAGTTTAGTGGGTTGCTATTGCGACATACTACAGAGGAATTAAGAGAACTTATCTGGAAAAGTCAGGAAATGTACCCCCAGATATACCCAGGCATTAAGTGGTCAGAAAGAAAAATGCAATGGGTAGCACCAAATGGGGCTAGATTATGGTTTTCCTATCTAGATAGGGACGAAGATGTATTGAGATATCAAGGTTTAGCATTTAGTTGGGTAGGTTTTGATGAATTAACACAGTGGGCAACACCTTTTGCATGGGATTATATGAGATCCCGACTACGAAGTACTGCAAAAGACTTGCCTATTTATGCTAGAGCAACAACAAACCCAGGTGGCCCAGGACATTCGTGGGTAAAAAAGATGTTTATTGATCCTGCACCTGCAGGACAAGCATTTTGGGCTACAAATATAGAGACAGGTGAACCTTTAACTTACCCTAAAGGGCATAGCAAAGAAGGTGAACCACTATTTAAGAGAAGATTTATACCTGCATCATTACAAGATAATCCATTTCTTGCAGATCAGGGTGATTATGAAACAATGCTTTTGTCTTTACCAGAAAATCAACGAAGACAGTTGCTTGAAGGGAACTGGGATGTAGCAGAAGGTGCAGCATTTCCAGAGTTTGATAGAACTATACATGTTATAGACCCAATAGAAGTACCAAAAAACTGGGTAAAGTTTAGAGCATGTGATTATGGGTACGGAAGTTTTTCTGCTGTTGTATGGTTTACCGTGACACCATCAGAACAACTAATAGTTTATAGAGAGTTATATGTTAGTAAAGTATTAGCTAAAGATTTAGCTCATATGATTTTAGAAGCAGAGGAAGATGATGGAACAATACGTTGTGGTATCCTTGATTCATCATGTTGGCATAAAAGGGGAGATACAGGACCATCTCTTGCAGAGACTATGATACGAGAAGGATGTAGATGGCGACCTGCTGATAGAAGTGCAGGTAGTCGTGTAGCAGGTAAAAATGAGATACATAGTAGACTACAAGTAGATGAGTTTACAGAAGAGCCAAGATTAGTTATAACTAGTAACTGTACAAATTTAATTGCACAATTACCAGTAATACCTTTGGATAAAAGGAATCCAGAGGATATAGATACAAAATCAGAGGATCATTTATATGATGCTTTGAGATATGGAGTAATGAGTAGACCTAGATCAAGTCTATGGGATTATGATCCTAATACAGCAAAGACATCTAGCTTTACACCCTCAGATAAAGTTATGGGATATTAAATATGTCAGAAGAATATATAGATGAACAAGTAGCATTAGATGACAGAGATGGATTAGAACAAGAAACTATAGAAAATTCTATGGTTGCTTTTGTTATGGAGCAGTTTGTTCGAGCAGAAGATTCTAGAAGAATAGATGAAGAA